TCACCGGTTATCGACAGCATCGCTGTTAAGCGCCGTGGTGCCGTTCGTAAAGCTAAACTGTACTACCTGCGTGAGCGTACTGGTAAGGCAGCTCGTATTAAAGAGCGCCTGAACTAAGATAACGCTTTCGCTACATCCGAAAGTAGTTGAATAACAAGGGGTTAGCAATGTTGCTAACCCCTTTTGTTTTATAGTGTCCACAAAATGCCCACACAGAATTGTTTTTCTACCGCGCCGACTGGTTTGCGTCCCCACACAAACAGAAAGGCCCACCATCCGGTGAGCCCTCCTGTGTTTCTTTTCTGTTCAATACCAAAATACCGTTTGTCTATTTTTTTCTGGGTGCGGTGGAGCTGGATCTACTTTTCCTGGTGATGCAATGATGCGCGCCAGCGTCTCCATCGTTACGAATGTGCAGCTACAGTTTATATTTTGACACTGGTGGTACCGTTCTTTTGTCTCTGCGCTTAGATAGCGACTTGACCTAGCGTGAGCCGCGCTTTTGCAAAGCGGACAATGCATCATAAAACAACCCCCTAATATGCCCTCACAATTCAGCATGATAGTCTTGGTTATAAAAAATGCAAATCAAACTTAATTTTTTAAGTTACTCAGCCGCTATATACTCCACATCAGCCAGTCTAACCTCCAGATCTAGCGATGTTGTATAGCCAGCATCGCTGATGCTGTTCACCACTTTTGTGATTGTCCATCCTTGCTCATCGATAACTGACTTAAACCCCGATACGCGAGCCGGTGCATCTGGGTAAAGGTCCGGCCTTCCCATTGCTAGGGTTATAGAGAACTCGGCCACGCCGCGCTGTAGTTTGTCCCACTTTGCCTGAGCTGCTCGCTGGGCTTGAGCCTTGGTTGAGTAAACCGTCGTCAGCGCCAAGACGTTATCAGGATCACCGGCCATATACTCCCCCTCGCGAGCCTCCTTTTCTTTCTTCTTTTTCTTGACCGCTGGCTTCGCTTTTGGGTGCTCTAACGCGCGCAGATGCTTCTCTTTTGGCTTACGTTTGAGCTTCACTTTCTTCTCTTGTTCTTTAGGGTCACTCGTATGTAGCCACCGCGCCGTTACACCCGTGTATGCCGCTCTATCAGCAATCGCAAACTGATGTCGGTCACCATCAGTTCGCTCAATAACCACGGAGGGGATCGGTTTTCCACTGGCCGTCATATTGGATCCCGCTTTCAAAAATAAAAGCTTGCCCGCCTTAACTGATACCTCGGCGCCATTTCTCTCCGCTAGGCGTGCCAGAAAGCAGGCGTCCGACTCCTGTGACTGGTCTATATGAGGTATTTTTATCCCCCGTAACCCTTCCGCCACTGCGGCTTGCAGCTTGTTACGCTGTGCGACAGTCGTGACAATATCGCCGAGCGTCGTATCGTGATACGACATCTCGCGCCGACTGTTCAACGAGCCCCTGAAATCAGCACTACGCGCTCGAATAGTGAGCGTATCCGGCGCCCCTCTATGCTCGATTTCATCGACAGTAAAATCCCCCTTGCCGATCAACCCGTGCCCACTCCAGCCGATAAACAGTGTCAGTACCGCACCGCGCAGCGGTAGCTCGATTAGCCCATCACTATCATCCAGCTCGATGTCTACCCTGTCAGCCTCAAACCCTCGATTATCCGTATGCACCAGGCTGATCAGGCGATCGGCAATATTGCGGGTGATGTCCTTTCCTCCCAACGTCAACATGATTGCCGGTGCCAAGCTGGCCCCCGCATCAAGCGTTAATCCGGTAAGCATCAAAAAAGTCCCTCAATGGTTGCCACCATCTTATTGGCCGCCGCTGTCGCATTCCCAATCATGCCTTCTGCCTGTTTTTTCAAATCGCCAAACATCGTCACGAATGACTCATCCACTCGAGTCAGCGTCAGAGAAAACTCAATACGCCGCGGAGCGCCATCGGCAAAAAAAACGGTTCTGGTTTCATGGATCGAGGAGGCAACAAACATCCCAAAAATCGTGCCATCACCACCGATAAGTGGCCACGCCTTACCCTCTGCTGCCATGGCATCTAACGCCAGCATGGAAAGGCGTCCGCCGGTTATCTCCGGCAACAAGACGCCTGATAATGTGATCCGCTCTTCATTGACTCCAAGAAACTGTATCGCCGGCCGCTTACCGACGCGGCTATTACTTGGATAACGGTAATCAACATCACGCTGTAGACTTTGATATGGCGTGGTCTGGAGCTGAAACACAAACATCCCCAACGTCAGCATCATTGCGTGCTCTCCTAATAATCGATATTCATATTGGAGCGCAGTCGCGCCCGGCGTTCCCTCTGCTCTGCCTGCAATCCCTCTCTAATCTGGCGTTGCACATCGATCGGGTTGCTGGCACCGTTAACCGGAATCTCGTAGTGGTGTTGGCTCTGGTCAATATAACTGCTACCCGTTGGAGCACTTACTGGTTGATATCCACCGGTTAAAATGCCACCTGTCGGTGAGTAGCCTCGACCGTTCGCACCGGTGGCATAGACATTGGTCTTTTCCGCAGCCTTATCCAGATCACTGGATTTGCTATCGATAATCCCCAACTTTTCCAACACTAAATCTATTCCGCGCCGGAACCTATCAATGACGTGAATTGGCGCCATGATGGCATCTACCAATGATTTACCGAATAGCTGCCCCGCACTCCGACATGTGTCTAGCGCTTCTTGACTAGCTTTCACTGGAGCGATTAGGTCACCAAACCATGTCCATACGGCTTTAAGCTTCTCTCCCAACATGTCGAACATTGGAGTTAGCGGTGAGAAAATTTCCGCTACTGGTGCGAATGCTTCTCGCATCCCGTCAATTACACCGCCGAAAAAGGCGCTAATCGGCTCCCAGTATTTACGTACCAGTAGCGCGCCAGCTACGATAGCCGCTCCCAGCGCCACCATCGGTAATGATATGGCGGCCAGCGCTGTTCCAATGGCTCCGCCCGCAACGCTAAAGGCTACACTCAGTGCCCCCGCAGCGGCGATGATGGCGTTAATACCAGCAATCACCGGCCAGGCCACCAACCCAATCGCGCCCACCAGTGCGATAACGCCCAGTGCCGCGCCACCAATAGCGAGAATTGATTGCGCCATCCCTTGGTTTTTCTGGATCCACGCGTCGAGGCGCAACACATATTTTGTGGTTGTTTGGAGCAGTTTTCGCAACGAGCTTTCCTGCTGGTCAAACAGGTCCGTCCCTACTGCCTCATAGGCTGACTGAAACTCCTTAAAGTCCCCGCCGAGGTTATCCTGCATAACCGTGACTAATTCTGCCGTCTTCCCATCTGCGGATTTCAATATGTCCGTAAGCTGATCTAGTTTTCCACTTGCCGCCGCAGTCATTAACACGGTAGCTGACTTCATGGCCTCTTCGCCGAAGATTGTTTTCACATATTCAGCTTTTTGGCCTGTGCCAAGCTTGTTGCGCTTAAAGCTAGCCTGTATTTCTTTCAGAACCGTAAATATCGGGCGAGTGTTACCCTTGCTGTCTGTTGTTTTAACTCCGAGCTCTTTAATTGCATCATATGCTTTACCCGTTGGAGCTTGTAACCGACTAATAACGGCTGCTCCGCCCGTACCCGCCATTGACCCTCTGATATTATTGTCATGCAGGGTGCCGGTTATTGCTGCCGCTTGTTCAAGGCTAACCCCCGCATTTTTGGCGACTGGCGCGAGGTAGCTTAAGGAGTCGCTTAGCCCCTGAAAGTCAGCGGTTGTTTTGTTCATAGTGGTCGATAACACATCACCAATATGAGCAGCTGCATCATTAGAAAGCTGAAAGGCCGCTTTCGTCCCCATCAATAACTGGGCGTTCTCCTCCATTGTTTTTTGGTTTGCTAGTGACAGATTTAGCGTTACTGGGGTCATCGCAGTAATAGCATCTACATCACCACCACCTTTTGCGATGATAGTCTGCGCGCTGGCTGCATCCCCGGCTGATGCCGCAGAGTGATCACCTATATCACGAGCCTGTTTTCGCAGCCTCTGCATCTCCGGCGATTGTTTGCCAACCCCGAGCACAGCCTGTAGCTCTGAGTTTTTCTGCGCAAAGTCATACCCCGGTTTCAAAATGGCGACGCCCGCCATGGTGCCGGACGTAGCAATACCAACCCCGGCGGCGCCGACAGCGCCCGCCGTTCCGGCAATTTCCTTTCCTGCCTGATACCGTCGCTTTACCGCATTCAGACGCGCCTGCTGCGCACTGACGCGCGCCAGTGCATCACGCTGACGGTTAAGCTGTAGAGTTGTCTCGCTGATGGAGTTTTTCAGCCGGCGCTCATCAGCGGCGAGGGTGCGAGTATTGATCCCCGTCTTAGCCAACTCTTGCCCCTGGCGCTGTACCGCCATACGCAGACTATTCTCCTTGGCCTGGAGATCGGCGGCCGCTCGCTTGGCCGCCTCCAATACCTTGGCATGCGCGCGTGTAGGCCGCTCTGTGGCCTTGAATTGCTCCTCCAACGCATTGGCCTCATCCTTGGCCTTTTTCAGCGCCTGGCTGGTTACAGCAAGCTGGGCGCTGGTTTTACGAAATCCCTCAATTTTCCCCGCCTGATTATTCAACTCGCGGAGTGTTTGCTGCGTGCCGCGCAGATCCGCCGACAGCGATTTCCCCGCGCCCTGAATGTGCTTAAACGGGCGCGTGGCCTGGTCAATGGCTTTGAGCAACACCTCAATCTTTACGTTATTACTCATCGGTGGTTTGTCCGCTTCGGGTGAGCGCCTTACCGCGCCAGGAGATAAGCTCGGCCAGGCTCATGGGATACAGTTCTGATGGCGGCCAGTGAAAAATCACCGCGATATCCGCCATCAGATCATCGACCGACATGTCGTGCGGAATGTCTAGCGTCCCCAGCTCTAGCCGAAAAAATTAATCACCTTGGCCGTGATGGCGGTCATATCAGGCAGCGACAGGGAGGCCACCTCCTGTTCGGTCAGGCTGGGCATGGTCATGCGAGGCAGCAACTTAATCAGCGCATCAACCTCAGCAGAGGCGACCGCAGCCAGCGACAGCCCGCGCAGGTGTCCGGTATTCGGGGTGATGAGGGTGACCTGTTCGATGGTCTGTCCGGCACGTTTCACCGGGTGTTTCAGGGTGATGGTGTTCAGTGCTTCTTGCGCCAGTTCGGTCACGATTTTCTCTTTTGCCATGGTGATTCTCTCTTATTCGTCACGGATAAAATGGCGGCCGGTTATCCCGACCGCGGGGGATTACAGGCCGATATTGCGGCGGTGCTGTTCCAGACGGTCAACGCCGCCGACCTTTTCCACCATGTTGATGGTGTCGATCTCGATCATGTCCTTGCCGTCGATGGTCAGCTTGTAATAGGTGCACTGGGTGCTGATTTTTACCTCGGTATCTTCACCCTGTTTGGCGTCGCCGGCGTCGATCTCCTTATGGCGACCGCGCATGACCACCTCGACCGCTACAATGTCGCCGGTGTCGTCACGCTGATAAGAGCCAGCAAAGCGCAGCGGGACCGCGCTGGCACTCGGGGCGGCATACTGTGACCATAGGGTTTCATCCGGTAAGCCGCCCATTGTCCACTCGACAACCAGCGCATCATCGTCCAGCCCCAAATCGACCGGCGCCGCGCCATTCATACCGCCGCCGCGGTAGTTCTCCAGCTTGCGGGTCAGTTTCGGCAGCGTGACCGACTTCGCCACCCCCATATAGCTCAGGCCGTCATTGAACAGGTTCAGGTATTTCAGTTTGCGGGGTAATGCCATGGTGCAGGCTCCTTAGCTGTTGACCGACTGCGCCAGATTCACCAGGTATTTATCGGTGATGCGTTGGCGTAGGGTCAGGTTTTCCAGCGGCGGCACCGGCGTATAGTCGTAATCGATATACAGCTTGCCAGCCTTGAGTGTTTCTTTGCTGTTGGCCGCCTCATCGAACCAGGCGTCGCCGTCGATGATGTAGCCATTGGATTTCAGCTCGCGGAACTTCGCGCGGATCCCCTCAACGATGTCTTTAATCAGCGTCGGGGTAACCGGTTTATCTACCGCCCACATGTGCGCCTCTGCCATGGTATCGGCCAGTACCTGGGCGGTGCGGGTGTAGTTCTCAAACAGGAACAGTGGATCATCCGAGCAGCAACGGTTACCCCAGAAGCGGAAACCATCCTTGCGCACCAGCGTGGTAACGCCAGCCTCATTCAGCAGATCAGCATCCGTTCCCGGCGCCTGCAAATCCCAATACACCGATGCGCTGATGCCGGTGACGCCATTCACCCCGACGTTGGACAGCGTTTTATGCCAGCCGATCGTTTGGTCGATATGCGCACGCAGCCCCAGCGCCCGCGCCGTTGCCCAGGCGGTGGTCTCCCCGTTGGTCTTGGTGTCCCAGGCGAGAAAATCGGGCCAGATAACCATCAGTTCGCGCTGGCTGAAGTTTTTGCGGTAGGCGATCGCCTCTGAAATACTCTTGCAGCCCCAGGCACTGACATAACCAAATGCGCGTAGCTTCTGGCAGATGGCACCCAACGCCGTGGCGACAGCCTGCGTATCAAGCCCCGGCACGCCGAGAATACGCGGCTTGACCCCGGTCACCACCGCCGCATCCAACAGCGCTTTCATGCCGGTGTATTTCCCGTTTTCGTCCGTCGTACCGATGACATTGCTGACGGTGGCCGCCAACTTCTCCTCTTCGGTGCTGCCCTCACCGTCAGCGACACGCACCACCACCGTTACCGGTTTGGACTGGTCTGCGATAGCCTGCAACGCCGCGGCGAGAGTCCCCTTTGTCCCCGCCTTGCCGATGGCGCCCTGCACATCGGTGATCAGCACCGGCACATTAAGTGGAAATGCGGTGGCGTCCGCATCACTGGCCGTACAGACCATGCCGATAATGGCCGTCGAGACCGTTGAAATGACGCGGGTGCCGTCGTTAATTTCGAGCACCTGCACGCCATGGTGAAAATCACTCATCGGATTTACTCCATCGTGGATAGGTGCGGTTATTTTCTGATGCGGGTGGGCGCTGGGCGAGTGATAGCGGATGGATGAGCGGTGGCACAACGGGAAGTGAAAGCGCCCCGAGCGGGGCGCCTTGTGTATCAGCGTTTTTTAGGCGGTGGCAGTACTTTATCCGTTACGGTTGCTGCGCAGGGGATATAACCCGGCCAGCCTTGACGGCGCCGCTGGCATCCTTTGCAGTGGCACGGCCCGATTATCTTTTTCATGCTGGTTTAGACGGCCAAGTAATATCTGGTGCCAAACCAACGTTAATGCTATCAATCTGCTGAGCATAGCGCATCCACTCCGTCAGCTTTTCCTTATCCGTTTCGGTGATAATGCCCAGCGCTAACTGGGTTTGCCACAGCTTAGTTACAGTTTCCACCTCGGATAACAGTTCGTTTTTTTTCTGTGCGGCCTCTTGTATCAAGTCATCTTTTGTCGGTGGCGGGTTAACAATAGCCATCGCCTCACTCTCTGAAATTGGAATTAACCCCGCTTTAATATATTCATCTTGCGATCCGTCCGCATCATATGCATATACAACATCATTATTATCTTTAAAATATTTCATCTCAATTCAACCCATTTGACGATATCTACAGTAGGCCCTGATCGTGTAAGTACGCTATAGGTCGAACCAGGGGGGACAATTGCACTCGCATACAACCACACTACCTCTAACCCCTTTCGAGAAAAGTTATCACCATACGCTTGAACCCCGCCGACAATAATCGCAATTTCCGCTGACGGTTGGGCGTTGACTTTCACACTGACCACAATAGGCCTCGACAACGAATTGGTGTATGTTACGCCGAGCACCCTACTTGACGTGACATCTTGATAAGTTTGATTGACACCAAGTGTCACATCACCTGGCGCAACCATTCCTTGCTCACTCCCAACATCCTTGCTAGCGGCATTTCCTAGAGATAAATCCTGAGGCGTTGGTTTAGTCAGGCGGCTATACGTAATAAGCCATGGTCTGAAATCTAACTGACTACCCCATTTAACACGTGATGCAATAACGCCGTCATGAGATAGATATTGTTGCGTAACCGTTCCTGTCTCTTTAATGGATGACACAAAGAGAACGCCATAACCATATAGTGGAATACCGTTATATTTTGGAAAATCTGGAATTAGCGATGTGTCAGCAACTGAAACCTCATAAATGCCATACTGGTCACATCCCGCCATTGACCCTGTTTTTATTGTCCCTATAAGCTTTTTTGACACGGCATTTCCTGCCTTATCCACGAATTCCCCTAGTCCAAGATTTTCTATAAATAATGGTTTATTTGGGATGTCCGCCCCATGTCGATCTTTCGCCAAACGCGCATTCGCGTTATCCATCGCAATCTTTACTGCCTTAGGCGTGGCGGCAAAATCTTCCCTGTCACTATTCACATTACTATTTAGCTGTACAAACCCCTTAGCACCAGTGGTCGCGTCAGGGTGATTGCGCGATCGCGTATGCGCCTCCAACTGGCTATCGATATAGCTGCGTACCTCAATGACTTTATCATCGACATACTTGCGTGTGGCCAGCACGACCGCCGGATCAATCTTTAGCGTCACTGCCTCGGTGCTGGAGACAGTCAGCACCATTCGAATGGTCTGGGTGCGGCCGCTACCCTCTTGCAATAGCGGTTTATAGGTCTCCGGGCAGTTAGCGACGGCTATCAGGACACCATCGCTATCATAAAGGCCAATCTCTCGGACCCACCATCCCCCTTCGCTTTCCGGAATGACCTGCTCGGCGATAATTGCACTGGTATTGTTAGGATCAACGCTCAACATATTCAGCGCGGCGCGACGGCGCTCGCCCCGCAGCGCGGTTTGCGCCGGGTTTGGAGTTTGCAACGTCCCCCCGCCATCCCCCACTGCCATATGGGTCAAGTTAAGCTTCGTCCCGAGCGCCGTCGCGTTAGCCATTTTCGCGGCACCCAGATTGGTCAGAATGGCAAAATATTTTGCGCTCATGCGGTTACTCTCAGGTTGTCAATCAGGTGAATGGCCGAGGCCGGATAGTGATTACCACCGACCTCGATCAGCTCCGGTGTGTAGGGATACACGGTTAGTGCATCCCCGTCGTAGCAGGAGGGTCCTACATATCCCCGTCCGCTACTCGTCAAACTGATGGTTAGGCCGGTCAGGTGTCGACTAGCCGGTTTAGCATCGGCAACCAGGCGCTCAAGCTCCCGATACATCTCCTCGGTGATCCCGGTCTCCAGCACACCAATGACAAGGCGAAATGTGCCCGGTGTTTCGTTGAGCTGGAACCATTCACGCACCTCAATCAGATAGCCAAGCGGCTCCACGACACGCCGGATAGCGCCAATCGTCCCCTTATGACGATGAACAAAGTGCGCCACCGCCACCACGTTTCGCTTGGTTTCCTCCGGCCAGCGCTCATTCCACCGATCAACCGAGAACGCCCAGGCCAAATAGGGCAACAGATTGACGGGGCAGGTGCGCCAGTTCCACAGGGTACGCAATGGCACCGGCACGCGCGCCAGCTCGGCGCAGGCTTTAGCCGCGGCCAGCTCCAGTGCTGATGACCCCATTGGTAACAGGCGATCGCTATTCATCCGTCCCCCCAATGGTCAGCTGATAGGCGCTGCAATAGGATGCCTGGCTCTTGTCCAGCACGATGTCAGCCGTTGGGCTAGCCAATGCCACACGCTGCACCCCCTCAACATGTAGCGCGGCGTAAATCGCCGACAGGCGAATATCTCGGCCTAGGCGGTGTTGAGCGTTAATGTAAGCCTTGAGCTTGGCCTCTGCCGCCTGGCGGATGGGCTCCGCTTCTGGCCCCGGATAGAGGTATAGGGTGGCGTTGATTTGGTAGGGCACAATCACGGCAGATTTTACGGTGACGCGATCGGCGACGGGCCGCACGTCATCACCGTTTAGCGCCTTGGCAACGATAGCGAGTAGCTCCTCGCTTGCCGTACCATTTCCCTCGCGTGACAGCACCGCAATCGTGACACAGGCCGGTGCCGGGCTATCAACCGAAACATCGGCGACCCGGCCGTCGGCGCTGCGGCCATGATATTCATAGGCGCCAACCGGTCCCGCCACACTTAACCCCTCAAATGCCTGCTGCGCCCGCAGGCGCAAATCATCGTCATGCTCCATCACTGCCGGTGTCGGCGGTAGGGTTGTCTCGTCGGCAGGCACAATCGTCAGGCGCTCAGTGTTTAAATTTGCCGCCAACACATCCAGATCGCTATCATCGGAATAGGCCAACATCACCGCCCGCGCCGCTTCGTTTACCCGCTGGCGCAGCAGCAATTCACGGTAGGCATTTTCCTCCAGCAGCTTGACGATCGGCTCTGACTCCAGCGTCAAGGTATGTGCGATGGCATCACGTTGCTCTTCGGGATACAGCGAAATCAGCGTCGTCTTGCGCTCTGCCAGCAGGCTTTCATAGTCCAGCTCCTCGATAACATCGGGCGCAGGCAGTTGGCTCAGGTCAATGATCGGCATCGTATCAACTCAATGGCACGGTTAATGAGAAAGCGCCGCCCCCGGTCAGGGCGCTGACGCCAGTGATATCGACAAACAACCCGCCGGGGGTCGATTGTTCAAAACGGATAGCCGTCAGGCGTACACGCGGCTCCCAACGCAAGATGGCCATGTAGCAGGCGGCCATAATTTGCAGGCGTAATGCCGGGCTTTGCGGTTGGTCAATTAGCGCCGACAACAAGGAGCCATACTCCCGGCGCATGATGCGTGAGCCGATCGGCGTGATGAGGATGTCGCGCACACTCTGTCTGATATGCGCGGCATCCTCCAGTGAAAGTCCCGACGCCTGGCTCATGCCGACATAACGCGCAGTCATTGTGTCCCCTCCGTCCAACTTCCCCCCGATTGCACACCGCCATGACTGTGTTCATCCACCCGCACCCCGTTGGAGGTAAATGCGCCACCGCTATGTTCAATATCGCCGCGCATCGTCCCGCCTTTTTGCACCTCCAGCGTTCCGGTTGTCAGTTTGTTGGTACACACCACTTCGGGCGTATCCAGCAAAATGCGGGTCTCCGCTTTCACGGTGACCAGCGGCACGGTGGCCGTAATCGATGTGGATGCCGTGATGTCGGCGGTCTGGATCCCGCTGGCCGTTAGCGCACCGGTTTCTGGCTCGTACTCGATGACCGCCCCATCTGGAAAATCAACACGACATGCCTGTGCAGAGTCCGATGGCGCCGGGTGTTCATCGGAGTAAATGGCCGGCAGCACAAAGGCGGTATCCAGTTCCCCCCCTACGGCCAGCAGGATCACCTGCTCACCGACGGAGGGCGCCCACCAGGTGCGCGCGCTCCCGGCGCGCAGCGTCAACCACTGCAACCAGTCTGTTTTGACGCCCCCGGTTTGTACCCGGCACCGCCCCGACTGGGTGTTGACCTCGACGATCACCCCGGTGCGGATCAGGTTGCGCAGTAAGCGCAGTATCTCTGTGATGTTGGCTTGTAGTTTCATGATGAAAGAATGCCGCTGGCAGGGCGTCAGCGGCAATTTGTTGGTGATGGGTGAACGGTGGGACAACAGCTAGTTTTTCAGATGGAAGAGGAGCACCTCTTCAACGATTTTTTTGTCCTCGTCGGTAAAGCCCAGCAATGGGCGAGCCTCATACTGCACTTCTGCACTGTGGCGGTTTGGCTTGTCTCTCAGACCGTACTGATGAACCTGCGCAATGCGCTGGACCCGTCCGGCAAACGTCACCGTGGCCGCATCAGGATCCGCCTTTGCCAGCATGTAGCGATTGGTGCGCAGCTTGGCGAACATTGCCCGGCGCACCCGCCCACGCTTTCCCCTGACCTGTTGGGGTTTGCGCGCCGTGTAGGGCGTTCCGTCTGGCGCCTGCTGCGCCCTGATGCGACGCTGTTGGCTGGCTCGCAGCCGACGGGCAATCTCCGCCGCCATCTTGCGCCGCTCAGTGGCGGTCAGGGTGGCGATCAACCCCGCGAGGGTGTCGTTAAAGGGTGAGAACTCACTCATGCCACTGACTCACTAACTCGCCGTTGATGTAGAGCTCCGTCGGCCGCTCGACGGGCTCCGGTTCGGGCGGCTCGCCCACATTGCGCACATACAAACGGGCACCCTCCTGTTGTACCAGGGTGCGCTCGGTCAGCTTTAGACTGATACTTAAATCCTGACTGTCGCCGGTATTGATGTCGCTGATATAGGTGAATCCCTTTCCATCGCCTGTCGTGAAGATATCGGGCTGATTCTCCCGCAGCCATGCCGCCAGCGGTACCAGAATCAGATTGATGTCGCCGCGATAGTCCAGGATCAGCACATTCAATGTGTACCGGTTCTCAAAGGAAAGCGATGGCGCCAGCGTGGCGGCGATCACCCCCTCATCGATAAAGATCCGCATCATATCCGGGTTTTCGGCCAGTACCGGCAACGCCTTATAGAGCGCCTGTTTCAGACTGTTCGGCTTTAGCACGCAATTCCTCCTGACAGTGTTTGACGGTCTCCACTTGTAGCGCGCACTGCACCAGCGCGGCCTCTAACTGTCGATTATCGTCACTCAGATCGCCGTTGCTGGTCGGGTGGCTCCCCGGTATCCGGCAACTGCTCACGGCGGGACAGCCACTGTAAATAATCGTCGGGGTTATCGAAGGCGGGGCGGGTGTGCAGCCGGACAACCACATCAGGCAGAGCAGTCCGCCACCACGAACGCAGGGTCTCATTTTCATTGAGTAGCCTCGTGATGGTTTTATTTCGGTGGGTGGCAAGAGTGTTGGCGGCATCGAGCTGCTGGCGCAGGACAACCTGATCCCGCTCTTGCCTGCGGCTCACGGCGGAGGCCGTACTTAGCTGATTTTTCAGCATGGTAATCTGCGTTTTTTGCGCGGATGCCACTTTATTTGCCGTATCAAATCCCCGTCGTAGGTTGCTGTTTTCATGGCGCAGCCACAGCGCTGCCCCGAGCGCTAGCGACATGACAATCAGGAGCAGGGTTAGGCGCCACGTCATGCCACCACCCCGCCAGCCTGGTGGTATACGCTAACCAGCGTGTCGAGTGCGTGCTCTCGCTGACCGTAGCCCGCCCCCGGCAACGATGCCCAAATGCCCCGACACTTGGAGATGGCGCGCTCGATATCGCCGCGCTTGATATCCTCCAGCGCTCGACGCTCGCAGATCAGCTGTATCGCCAACTTATCCTGCGATGCCGGGCTGAAATCGGGCAGGGCGAGCTGCTTTTTATAGTGTGGCCAATACAGGTAAAGCTGCTGATAGCGTCCCGAGGCCGTCGACCGCTCCCCACGACGGTTAAACACCTTGGCGCGGCGACCATGCGCAAACGGGTGATCGCTGTAGTCGGTAAACACCTCCGGCACCCCATCCATGCCCGTAACAATCACGTCGTACCCTCGGTTACGCGTCAGCGGATGGGTCGCCGTTCCCTCAGCAAAGGCGATCATATCGAGGAACGCCGCCACGTTCGGATGCAGATTAATGGCGCTCATCGCTGCCCCCTTTGGCCGCATTGCCCCCTTTGCCAATCCGACGCTGAATCAGGATCTCCACTACCTGATAGCCAGCGATGCCCAACATGGCGCCGATACCATTCACCGCCGTCGGCGACAGGTCGGGGAACTGCACCAGCGCCACCCCGGCGACCATGGAGACAAAGCCCCCCAAAAGACAGCGACCGATGAACAGCCGCGGGGATACCGGCTCGCCGCCGACCAGTACCTTACCGATGACGATCATCACGCCGATCACAAACAGCGAGAGCACACTCTTATCGGTTTCGTTCATGCGTTAATCCCATAAGTTAATGGTTTCAGATATTGGCGCCGCCTCAATTTCGGGTAACTCGACGACGGTACCGTGTGGCAGGATGGCGCCGAGCGAGGCCAGTCCCGGATTCGCCTCCAGCACCGCCTCGACGACCCCTTGCGTGCGGCCGTAATAGGTGACGCACAGGGCATCAAGCGTCTCTCCCTGTTGTGCAATCACTTTCATAGCTGGCTCACAATGCAGCGGGGGCGCCCCTGCAACCGAGACACGGACCAGCGCATATCCCGCCACAGCTCATCGATCACCGCCTCGACACTCTCGGCCTTTTTCTCCCCCTTACCGCTGGCGTCATACCCGCGATAGCGCTCATACAGTGAGGCCGCTGTCATGGCGCTGACGGCGCGTAGGTAGTGGAAACAGCACACACTCTCGCCATCGATGGTCTCTGCCGGCACGGCGTCCAGGGTCTTGAACCCCAGCAACATCTGCCGCTCGCGGAACTCGACCAACTCGGCGTTAACCTCTGCGATACCGGCACAGATGGCATCGCGCATACGGGCAGGGGTGACCGTGTATTCCAACCGCATCAGATCACGAATACGGCGCGGCTCAACGTCAGGAAAAAAGAAGGTGTTTTTAATTACCGGTTCACGCTGCGAGTCCGGTGGAATGATCACCGCATCACCGGCAGGCATCCCGCTTTGGTCAATAATCACTGTCGTCATGACAACCTCGAATGGGTGGGCGGTGGACGCAGGCCGACAGCGAGGTCATGCCTGCATTGGCCTGCGTGCCGCCCTGGCGCGTGGCGCATTCTGTTAACTGGCGGCTTTCACCTTGGGCGGGCGCCCGCGTCTGGCCGGTGTCCCGGTTACGCTGCGCGGACGCGCCGCCGTCTTTTTCTTGGCTGGCTTAGCCGGTTGTTTCACCGGCTTTGGCCGGAGCGCGCGCTCCAGCGCCTGAATTTCCTTTTTCACCCCGGCGTTGTCGTCCAACTGCATTGCGCGCTGGAGCTGTGCCAAGGCGGCAGCGTTATCCCCCTGGTCTCGCAACAACAGGCCGACGGTTTTATGCAGGCGGGCGCGCACGTTGTCTGGCATATCCTGATCTACCGTCAGCGCGATGGCTCGCTCCAGCGTATCGATCGACAAAGCGGCACCGGCGGCGCGTAGACGTGCGGCGGCAGCGGCGGTTTCTTCCACCACGACGCACCCGGTCGTGCGGCTATGCTTTTCCGGCATTCTCAGGTTATGGCGTAAGGCATACTCCGCGATATCCAAGGCTCCGGTGATGTCATCCACATCAAACCGCCACAGCATGACGGTCATCACGATGTCATCCTGCGCACCACGGCCAGCGGCCAACACACCGCTGATCCACGGCCCATAAAACGGCAGCATGTCGCGCTTATGCAGCGCCTTGGTCTCAACGGATTGGATACCTTTCAGCTTGCGGCGATCAGCGGCCAGTTTGACGAGCATCTGCTCATACTCGCTGGCATGGCGCAGCGGGGTGTTTTCCCGCTGCGCGGCCAACGTGGCCGAGACCCGCATTACATGACACTCTGCGGGACTCAACATGGCTTAGCCCCCTGCGTTCTCAACGGGTGCGCCTTGTTCCGCACTCAGTGATGCCACCGCAGGCTTAGCGGGGAAGGTGCCAAACTGGATGTTTTCGATCATCGCGGCACAGCCGTAATCCTCGACCACATAGTCGATTTTCAGTGACTCGTAGTTTTCGACCCGATCGAACTTGGCGTTCTCTTCGATGTGGCGGCGGTGGCTGCTGTCCATCACGTAGATGGAGAGGTTATCCAGTCGGGTGATCATCAGCGCGTTGTCCGGGAAATAGGGGACACGGACCGCTGGCAGGTTACCGATGCGCTTCTGGCTGACGATAACGTCTGCCGCCATCGCTTCGCTGTTATCCTGCGCCTTATTCACCAGCGGGAAATACTTGTCGGCCAGCAGCTTGCGACCACAGATCACAACCAGCTCCGGGTCCTCGCTATGCCACGGATCCAGCAGGGTATCGGTGGCATTCATGACGGCGGCATCGAGGTTCTCATAGTCGCCATTGGCACCGATACGCACCACGGCTGAGACCACCTCCCCTGCGGGGTTGGTGATTTTGTCCAGGACGCGTTTCGGCGCCTCATTGCGCATCTTCTGCAACCAGCCGACAGCCACATCCTGCAACAGCGGGTTGGTTTTGCGGTTGGAGGTGGCGGCGCGCGACGTTCCGTTAAACCCGGCCATGATGTAATCCAGCCCCATGCGCTTGGCGATGGCGTCACGCAAACGCAGCTGGAAGTCTTGATAACGGGCCCACAGGTCGAGTGAGTTATAACGGATATGGAAGTCGAAGTTGACCTGTTCACAGCGGTATTTGCGGGAGGCCAGCGCCATAAAATCAGCGGTCTCACGGCCTGTGCCACCGTCCGTATCTGCGGTACTGGCGATAGAGCCGGTCACGCCCAAGCCGATTTTTTCCCCCTCCTGCTCATCGACCGGCACCAAGTTGATGCGGGTCAGAAACTCGGAGGTATCCTGCACCGAGGTGATCAGCGTCTGCGTGACGGAGGGCTCAACGGCGAATTTATTTTTCAAATCGTCGACGGCTACGCCATTCAGCTCGGCGACACGGGTCAGGTACTGATTAAACTTGAAACGAGTATTCTTGCGCATAGTGTCTCTCTTGTTGTTTTACCCCAATAAAACCCACGACCATGGTGGCGGCATAGCCCCGATCAGCAGTTGGTTAACAGGGTGTCTTCACCATTGCCACCGGTAGCCGGTTGGCGACGTGACTGGGTTGGGTTTTCGGTGTTGTCCAGGGCGGCGCGCAGCGCAGTAACCTGTTTGCGCTCCTCGGCCAACTCACCGCGCAGGGTTTCGGTAACCGCCTCCAACGACTGAAAACGTTGCTCGGTGCTATCGCTGTTGCTTTGCACCTGTTCGGCAATGGTGGTGACGGCCTCATGCACATCGGCAAAGCGATCGTCATCATGCCGGGCTTTACGCGAGAACAGGCCGCGCACCTTGTCAGCCAAGGAATCGAGGACATGGCTCTGCTCGATAAACTCCAGCTCGGCGAGGGAGGCCACGGAGAACAGATCGCCCGGCTCCTCCTTGCGATTAGCCAGCGGGTTGGCAGTGGCATTAGCGCAAAATTCCAGGTATTCCGTGCCGAGACTGGCCGGGTCATCCGTCACCGCCAGGCCGACCAGGTAGGCTTTGCCGGAGTTGGCAAAGTTGGGGCGGATCTCCATGGAGGTGTAGACCTTCTGCCCATCACGCACCCACTCGACCAGCGTATCGGTCGGGGCAATCTTGCCGTAGAGCGCCCATTTGCCATTCAGCGCGCTGTCATCGTCGATTTTCTCGGCCTTGAGCTCCACCACATCCCCCAGGCGCTTAAAGTCACCGGTCGGCAGCAGGCCGCGGATGTGCTCCAGATTGATGCGGCAGCCATAGACACGCGGATCAAAGGTCTCGGCCATCTGTTGGATGTCATTGGCATCGATAACGCGGCCATCGCAGGTGTCACCCTCGACACCGATGCGGAACCACTTAGAAATTTTTTTTGCCATCGTCAGTCCTGCGTTGGTAGTTGAATGTCGGGGTTAGTTTCCCGACTCACCCCCGCAGCCGCCAGCGGTGACGGATGGGTTAGCGCTGGCACAACAGGCACTTAAGGCTTTAGCCGCGGCGCTTCCGTAGCCTTTCCCTCGTAGAATGAGCGAGGGATGACATGACCATCACCACAGACACATCACTATTGCGCGATCCGCGCCGACAGGCGGCGCTGCTGTATTGGCAGGGGTTTTCCATCGCGCAGATCGCCGAAATGCTGCAACAGAAACGCCCGACCGTGCAGAGCTGGAAGCAGCGCGACGCCTGGGAGGACACGGCGCCGATCACCCGCATCGAAAACAGCATCGAGGCGCGCTTGGTGCAACTGATTCTCAAGGACAAAAAAGAGGGGGCGGACTACAAGGAAATTGACCTGCTCGGGCGCCAGATCGAGCGCCTGGCGCGGGTGAACCGCTACAGCCAGACCGGCAACGAGGCCGACCTCAATCCTAAGGTGGCCAATCGCAACAAGGGGGAGCGCAAGAAGCCGAAAAAGAACTTTTTCAGCGACGAGGCGATCGAAAAACTGGAGGAAGTATTTTTCGACCAGTCTTTCGAATACCAGTTGCAGTGGTATCGCGCCGGGCTGGCTCACCGTATCCGCGATATTCTCAAATCGCGCCAGATCGGTGCGACGTTCTACTTTTCCCGTGAGGCGTTACTGCGCGCCCTAAAAACCGGCCATAACCAGATTTTTTTGTCGGCCAGTAAAACGCAGGCTTACGTCTTCCGTGAATACATCATTCAGTTCGCCCGGTTGGTCGATGTCGACCTTACCGGTGACCCGATTATCATCGGCAACAACGGGGCAAAGCTGATTTTCCTTGGCACCAACTCCAACACGGCGCAGAGCCATAACGGCGACCTGTATGTCGATGAAATTTTCTGGATCCCCAACTTCCAGAAGCTGCGCCTAGTCGCCTCCGGTATGGCTTCGCAGAAGCACCTGCGGTCGACCTACTTTTCTACGCCCTCCACGCTGGCACACGGGGCGTACCCGTTCTGGTCTGGCGACCTGTTCAACAAGGGACGCGCCAACGCCGCCGATCGCATTGAAATCGATATCAGCCACAGCGCCCTAGCCGATGGCCTGCTGTGCGCAGATGGGCAGTGGCGGCAAATCGTCACCATCGAGGATGCCCTGGCCGGTGGCTGCACCTTGTTCGACCTTGATCAGCTCAAGCGTGAGAACTCGGACGACGACTTTAAAAACCTGTTTATGTGCGAGTTTGTCGACGACAAGGCCAGCGTGTTCCCGTTCGAGGAGTTACAGCGCTGTATGGTCGATGCCCTGGAGGCGTGGACGGACGTGAACCCCTATGCCGATCATCCCTTTGATCGCCCGGTCTGGATTGGGTACGACCCCTCACATACGGGCGACAGTGCGGGCTGTGTGGTACTGGCGCCGCCTGCGGTGCCGGGCGGTAAATTCCGCATGCTGGAGCGCCACCAGTGGAAAGGCATGGATTTTTCTACCCAGGCCGAGGCCATCCGGGCGCTGACGGAAAAATACCGCGTCGATTACATCGGCATCGATGCCACGGGGATCGGGCAGGGGGTTTTCCAGTTGGTGCGCGAGTTCTACCCGGCGGCGCGCGAGCTGCGCTACAACCCGGAGGTAAAAACCGCCATGGTGCTGAAAGCCAAGGACACCATCGCTAACGGACGCCTGGAATATGACGTCAGCTACACCGATGTAACCGCCTCGTTTATGGCCATCCGCAAAACCATGACCGCCAGCGGTCGCAGCACCACCTATGACGCCAGCCGCAGTGATGAAGCCAGCCACGCCGATCTGGCCTGGGCGACCATGCACGCCCTGCTAAACGAACCCCTGACCGCCGGCAGCGGCCGCCCCTCATCGTCAATTTTGGATATCAACTGATGAAAAAACGTAAAAATCGTCCGACTAAAAAAATGGTTGCCGAATCCGCCGCGGCGAGCAACGGTGCCATGGCGTTTACCTTCGGTGAACCGACCGCCGTGCTCGATAAGCGCGACATCCTCGACTACGTGGAGTGCATCAGCACCGGCAAATGGTATGAACCGCCGGTCAGCTTCTCAGGGCTCGCCAAAAGCCTGCGCGCAGCGGTACATCACAGCTCGCCGATTTACGTTAAGCGCAATATTCTGACCAGTACCTACATCCCGCATCCGATGCTATCGCAGCAGGATTTCTCGCGCTTCGTTCTGGATTATCTGGTGTTTGGCAACGCCTTTTTTGAACTGCGCCGAAGCGTCACCGGTAAAGCGCTACGCCTGGAGACGTCGCCGGCCAAATACACCCGGCGCGGGGTTGAGGAGGATGTTTACTGGTACGTGCAGTCGTTCACTCAGCCGCATCGCTTTGACCCCGGGGCGGTTTTCCACCTGATGGAGCCGGATATCAACCAAGAGCTTTACGGCATGCCGGAATACCTGTCCGCGCTTAACTCCGCCTGGCTGAATGAGTCGGCCACGCTGTTCCGCCGGAAGTATTATCAAAACGGGGCACATGCCGGGTACATCATGTACGTTACCGATCCGGCGCAAAATGCTACTGATGTGGAAGCGCTGCGCGATGCAATGCGCAACTCGAAAGGACTCGGCAACTTTAAGAACCTGTTTTTTTATGCCCCAAACGGAAAAGGCGACGGGATCAAAATCATCCCGCTCAGTGAGGTGGCCACCAAGGATGATTTCTTTAACATCAAGAAAGTTAGCGCCGCCGATCTGCTCGACGCCCACCGCATCCCCTACCAACTGATGGGCGGTAAACCAGAAAACGTCGGATCCGTGGGGGATGTCGAGAAAGTTGCCCGGGTATTTGTCCGCAACGAGCTAACCCCGCTACAGGCGCGGATCGCCGAGATTAACCAGTGGCTGGGTGAGGAGGTGATCCGGTTCAAGAAGTACAGCCTAGACGATAGCGAGGAGTAATACCGATGCCGCCTGCGGGCGGCTTTTTTACATCACCACACAGAATCCCCTCAGACGCGCCACACGCAGCGCAACACCTATAACATCCAACGACACCAACAAAATCCACCATACGCACAGCGCCGCGCTGGCGCACTCCTGCACGGCATATTTTACCGCGTTGCGCGCAATGCTATCCCCGCCTCGCCTGCCCGCTTCATGAGTCGCTTTTAATGCAGGTGCATGACCACTCAGGATCCGCGCCAGCTCTGGCGGCGCACGGCCAGAATGGGCAACCTCAACACATGCAAAACAATGCACCTGTTGCATGCACGGCTAAAAACGCGGAAACCACAGGGAATTTACACAAACAGATAGCCACTCAGTATGTTATTCAAGCAAGAAATAATGGGGTGATCGTTAAAGTCACTTTTTGAGCTAAAGCATCAATAAAAACACTATAAATCATTATGTTAATCGTTTGATCGATATCTATATAAAACGAAAGCCGCGCCAGTGCTGGCGCGGTATGGATATTTTATGGCTAAGTCTGTAATGCAACATTATGCACTCCATACATGCATGACTTTTAACCAGTAGGCAACCAACTGTCGTCTTCCCATATTTCTTGCAGAATACTCTGTATTTTTTCTTTTTCGTTATTGTCTTTAGTTCCTGAAATCAATAGGGCGGTGGCGCTGCTTTTTGCCACTCTAAACCTTGCCGACGGGTACACAGGGGTAATGCGCTTTTCCATTTCCTTGCATAACGCCTCGATAGTTCCTTGAGCTATTTTTTCCTTTTTATCGAACAAAACCTCTATTCTCATCGCTCACCCCACTCGCCATTTGCTTCATAGAAAATGTCATCGTGCCTATCATCTGGAACTAGGCTTCTAGCGATGTCAGAAACCAAAGACAGTATTAGCTGTAATTCATCATTTTTTCTTTGGTTTTCAAGTGCTATGTCGGCAATTAGCTTTACTCTTGCCAGCGCTAGTAGAGCGCGCTCTCTTGACTCCATTTCCACTCACCCTCAGCATTACCTGTATGAATATACAGTATATCCTGTACCCCGCAAACGCTGATGTCAAGGTCACATAAAAATCTTTTGTCATTTTCTAGATTTAAATTTACCTAGTCTTTTCGCTGTGTTACTCAATTTTTTCATAACAGAAACTATGTCATGAATTGAGCGCTCCGCTTTTGCAGAGAACACCTCACCAGAGGCTGATCCGCGGCACCAATGCCCCGCAATCGACATCTTTGAGCCAGCCATTAGGTGTAGCGCTTCCCCTTTACTGATGTCTTGGCCGGTCAGTACCTTGATTTCATCCAGTGTTCTGTCGATCGCCGCGGCATTCTTCTTCGTTCTAGGGTCAAAGACAGGCTTCCTATGGCGCCGTTCCGACCTCAGCAGATCCATAAGCTGTCGTTTTTGCCTCCGGTTTAAGGGCTGACTAAAGTTAAAATCATTCAGCCATGCCAGATCCCCCGTACAGTTATTGACAGAACTCCGAGAGGGCGCGGTGGCGCCCTTAACGTCAACCCCCAAATCCTGCGCACGCTTTGGCACAATCTTCCATTGTGTGGCTCGGGTGATGATAGGGACGTCGCTACCGACGCTAGCGTCGTAAACACCCCGGATGCGGATCTGCTCCTCTCCGTACTGGTTGTAGGTTTCTGCGCACTCATACCAGGTACGCACCTGCAAATCGTCACGGCGGACAAATGGCCCACCTTGGGCGTTGACATAATCCGCCCAGCGACCAGCATCAGCCGCATCATGCACGGCTGCAAACTCAATGCTGAGGCCATGGGCTGTATCTGTATCAGATAGGCGGCGTAGCTCACGGTAAACCGTCACCGGCGCACCGCCGATAAACTGGAATTGACGGATATGCCAACGAGCCGCCCACGCAGAAACCGCCGGCGCCGTTTCTTTTAGTAGCTCACCACTTTCATCATCGGTTTCACCATCAAGGGCATAACCGTCGATATTTTTAGAGATGTATTTAGCGACGTAGCCGGTCGCGCTACCTTTTTCCGGATCGATAGCTTCCGCATGAAACCTGGCTTTGGCCGCCTTATCACTTGCCAGCTCATACGCATCTTCTGCGCAGGCATAGCTGCGGATAATTTCACGCACTCGGTCTGCATCCTCTGGGCGCATAAACATCAGCATGTGCCAGTGCGGGGTCCCGTCATGATGTGGCTCCGCGACGCGGATCCCGAATATCCGTAACTCTGCGCGGTGAAGCTTGGCGCGGATTTTTGACCACAGGCCGGTGAGATAGGATTGCGTTGTCGATGGGCTAGCGCCGCTCCATTTATGGTTCCGGTATCCTGCCTTGGTTGTCGCGTGATATTTCGACGGTGCGGTGATGGTGTAAAACTCGCCCACATATCCCAACTGCGTGCAGATATCTTCGAATCCACGAATCCGAGTCATTAGCTCGCAGCGCCGAATAGCCGGGTTTGCCACTGAACCATCATATTTTTCGATCAGGCTGATACGGTTTCCGTCTTCATCCTCCAGCTCCATTCCTTTCAGAAATTCACGGATGCGGCGGCGCTGCTCCCGCCACTCGCTTACACACGTATGGCTGGCATAGGGCGTTTTTTTCTTACTGACATTACCGGTAGCTATTTGCAGATGTTCCCGCCATGCCGCAGCAACGCGGCGCAGCCGGCCACGCCACCATTTCTCATTGATCATGCGCTGAGCCGCCGGACCAATATCGTCGGCCATCACATAGCTAGTCGTGATCCGCTTCCACAGCGGCGCCTCCATATGAAATAAATCCGTAATCGTGGCAGCGCGCATGTAAAGGACATGCAGATTTTTTAACTCACCGGCATCACCTAATGCCTCATCCTCCACGGCAAGATCACTACGGATAAAGTTGGCAATATCACCGGCCAGTAATTCAATATCCGATTTTGACATGTCAGGCAGGCGGTTATAACGAAACACTAACCCCATCAACAGCGATGCCGTATTCGGCACGTTCTCGTTTTTCGAGCGGCCACGGAATAATTTAACGGCCATAGCCGGATCGATATCGGCGATCCGGTACTGCGCTGATACCCGCTCTATGCGCGGCAATGCCCTTTTGCAAAATGAGATCAAAAAGGCATTGGCTCGCCGAGGATCTCCATTACGCTCCAACTGCTCACACGCCTGACGAACCGGAAACCGAACACACTCCAACTGGCGGCTGATGGCGTCCTGAGCATGCAGAAAAGCCGCAATCTCTCGATCGCGGCGGTGTATTTCTTCATAAGTTGGATATGGGCTGGCAATGGCTTCACGCGGCACGTTCCAGCCATAGGGGTAACTCATGCCCGCACCTCATGAATTACAGCACAGTCTGCCCCGGGTTTCGCGGGATCAAATGCGAATTGGACATTGTCCAGAGGTGACGTGATTATCAACTCTCTCGCATTCTTTTTACTTCCCGCTGATGCTCCGATGCTGCGCGGTGCAGTAATGCCATGGCACTCAAAATCACGATAGAGATGACGCACCAGATCAGTGTCGCTGTTAGATACCACCACCGACACTCCACTACTCGCCACCCGGCGCAGTTTTCTAGCCAGCTGGCCATGTTCAATATGTGAAAACGCCGTTGAGTGATAAGCGGTAAACTCGCATGAGTCAGTAAGATATGGCGGATCGCAATAAACGACATCACCTGGACGTACCATGCTCAGCGTTTCCGCATAGTGACAGCATAAGAAAGTTGCGCATGACGCCTTTTCAGCGAAGGCTCGGAGCTCTTCTTCTGGGAAGTACGGCTTTTTGTAGTGACCAAATGGCACATTGAAATGACCGCTCCGGTTATAACGACAGAGGCCGTTAAAACAATGACGGTTTAAATACAAAAAAAGAGGGCCGCGCCGATCAGGATCGTTATCGTGATTAAACGAATCCCGGCTATCGTAATATCCATCCTCACTATTAAACATTTCAAAGAGATGCCTTGTTCGCTCAATAAAGCCATCGACATCCCTCACAATATGCTGATACATGCCGATTAAATCAGGGTTTACATCCGCAACAAGGTATTCTGGGTAATCCGTATTCATCATCACCGAACAGGAGCCGGCGAACGGCTCCACCAAGCGAACGGCGTAAGGCAGGTGCTGGCGTAACGTATCCATGATCCGTGCTTTGCTGCCAGCCCATTTCAGCGGGGTTTTCATCACTGACATATAGCCTCCACGTATGCTTTTATGAATTCTTCCGCGACCGGAACGCAAATCGCGTTACCGTAGGCGCGCAATCGTCCCACTCTGGAGGTAATCCCATTAGCCAACGGGAATGTGCCGGGTTCAACTGGCCGCCACTTTCCATCCCGGCAGCTGAGCCAGTCAGCATCTCGCCAGTGGCCGTTCGTCGGATAGGCCCCGATAACCTCGCCGCTCCGCCAAGCGTCGTTCCCCTGGCTGAGTGCTCCGCCGCTGCGCCTATCCCCCGAACCTGGTTGTTGTCGATAGTGGTCGACGTCGGCCATCCCGCTATCCGAACCTTTCCCGCTAATGTTGACAGGCCACGCTTTGTTTCTGGTTGTTGGTTGGTGTTGCATGTTGGTGTTGGCCACCCAGTACAATCTCTGTCGGATGTGCGGCGCACCGACGCCCGCAGCGCATAAATCGGCCGCCGCGCTGGAGTATCCCGCGCCTTCCAAGTCAGTTTGTACAATGTCGAGCCAGCCAAGACCGTCCTTGCTTGAAACCTGCTCACCAAAGACAACGCTAGGGCGGCACTGATTGATGAGATGGAAGAAGGCTGGCCACAGGTGACGCTTGTCAGCAACCCCAGCTCCTTTGCCTGCCGCGCTGAAAGGCTGGCAAGGGCAGGAGCCTGTCCACACGGGGAGATCATCAGGCCATCCTGCGCGACGCAGGGCCAGCGACCACACTCCGATTCCTGCGAAAAAATGGCATTGTGTGAACCCTCGTAAATCGTCAGGCGTGACATCTTCAATACTCCTTTCATCAACTTCTCCGGGCGCAATATGTCCCTCAGCTATCAGGTTTCGCAGCCATTTAGCGGCATATGGGTCTATCTCGTTGTAATAAGCACCTTCCCCCATCGAATTAAACCCCTTGATAGTGTTTGCTTTTCAGCTCAAGAATTTCCTGGCATGCAATGCAGCACCGCACTCCCGGCACCGCTCGGCGGCGTGCTTCTGGGATTGGGTCACCACACTCCTCACAAAACGAGGCTGATGGGTGGACTGCCCGCGCCGTCACGCGCTGTAAGTTGCGCGCCAGCTCTTCTTCTGCGCGCCGTTGCGCCATATCGATCGCATCACTCATCAGTGCAGCTCCTGCGCTTGGTTCTGGTAGTATTCGCATTCCCCGCGCAGCAGCTCTGCCGCATCGACCGCACTCAGGCGCTCAGACTGAATGTGATTGGCAATACGCTCCAAACGTGCCGCCATCACGACTGCACGGTTACGGCGTTCGTCGGTACGAACCTCAGCCAACATGCGCGTTAATGCGCTTCTTGCTGACGTGCTCGGCATTTCGAACTCTTTTTTCATTAGGTCTCTCCTGTTTTCAGGCAAAGCGATGCCCGGCGGGTTTACGCCAGATTTTTTACTGGTACTTAATTCGGCATTGAGAGCCGTCGAGGGAATAGGCTCACAACTGCCCGTAGCTGGTTCATCGCTGCGATCAGCGCTGCCTGCTCGGCAGTGGTCAACTCACTAAAATCAACGTCGTGTCGCGCCGCTGGAATGTTTGCTAAGTAGAGAATCGCCCCTAATGCCCGGCGGTTTTCTTTGTGGAGCGGATCCCGAACATCCCTCATCTCGTCAAAGAAGCGATGCAACTCTGCGGTTGAGTCCTCCTTGAAAACCTCGCGGCGGATAGCGGCAATACGGTTCAACGCACTAACCCGGCTTCCTGCGCTTATCGGAACAGCGCGCGCAGCTTCTGTGAAAGCCATGACTCCCCCTGTTTCGCCCCAGAAAGTGATGCCAGCAATTCAGCCTGTGATCTGCACGGGTGCCAGCGCTTGCCGTTCTCACCAGTGATCCAGCCGTGCCCGTAGTGCATTGATGGGCTCTGTTTTTTCAGAAATGACGCTAACGATGGCTCCATGGTCATCACCTCACAGCAAGCCAAAGCTGGCGCCCATACCCGTTACGGTATCGACCACATTGTTCATTGCCGGATTGGACTGTAATCGCGCATGCAATGTCAGTGCTGCGAGCGACAGGCAACGGATTCCGGCGTTAACACTTTCAACGACAGTGTGTTTATGTGAACGCGTGATCGCACCCGTCATCGCCACGCCAGCCACTTTCCCGACCTCTGCTGTCGCGCTCAAGACGTAGGTTTGCAGCTTCTCCGGCGCCACCTCATTCACAGGCACACACGGCAGACAATGGAGCTGAGCTAAAAAACCGTCAACGAGCGTGGCGTCTTCTGTCACATCCGTCAGGTTTAGGATCTCAATCCAAGTGAGTGCATGAGGCTGCTCTGGGTTCAGCTTGTTACGCAGTGTCTGCGCTGACATTCCGACCTTTGCGGCTAGCTGTGCCAGGTTATGCCGCAAAGCGAAAGCGCGGCAGGCTTCGTCAAAGTGCGGATGTTTGGAAACCTGAAAATCAAACATGGTTTTACCTCTCGCAACTTACATAATTAAGTCGCTCAGCAAGCAACGTATTTACAACTGATCCCTTGCTGGAGCAACCTGGCGCGAAAAGCAACCATGTTTATTCTGGCTGCGGCACCTTCTTTTTTTCTTGGCATAAGCAGCAGATCACCGTCCGAAACCATCTGCTTCACAGTGCGGACGCTATATCCATAAACTTCCGCGAACTCGTCATATGTCATGACGTCTTTGCCTGCCGGGATTGAAAGTTGTGGAGTCATCTTGCAATATCTCCTTTTGTGTCCGTTTTAGTGCATTGGCGTGCAATCGTGCTCTCTTGATGAGCACTCTAAAACATCATTTGACGTGTGTAAAGTCGTTTTGATAGGTGGTAAATCAAATGAGTGATGTCGAGCATAGTGCAGAAGATGTTATTGAGAGGCTATATGCTTCATACAACGTTTCTTCCCAGAAGGAGTTGGCTGAAGCCATGAACATTCACCCAGGGAGTGTAAGTAATTGGATTCAAAGGAATAGCGTTCCAAGTAATGCTATTCTATCTTGCGTGATTGATACTGGCGCCGATCCAAGCTGGTTACTTACTGGCGAGCTTAAAAAATCAAGTTTTTCTAACGGCGCAAAGCTCATCCCCGGAGATGACATGTCGGTTCATGACATTGTTCTATCTTCTGGAGGAAAGCCCATCTTGCGTAGAATGCTAGATGCCTATGGTTTTGAAATGCAAAAGGAGCTTGGCGATCGGTTTAACCTCTCATCCGGCACAATAAGCTCCTGGGTACGTCGTGGTTACTTCCCTGGTGACATTGTTGCTACATGTGCCCTAGAGACCGGCGTTTCTCTGTTATGGCTTGTTACCGGACAAGGAGCGCCCACCCAACAATCTACAGCCTGTACCGTAGAGCACCCTCTATCCCCCAGTTATCGTGAAATCCCTCGCTTGCAATTAGTCGGTGGTGAGCTTAAAAATATTGGCACTTGGCTCTGTGATATCACAATGATTCCTAAGTCTATATCGTCCCCCGCTATTGTTGATGGTGTTAAACATTCTTGGTTAATTGATATGGGATCTACAAACATTAGCAATGGCCTATGGTTTATTAGCATAGATGGCTCTATTGACATATGTGATGTGTCTCGTATGCCCGGAAATAAATTGCGAATATCTAGCCGTTCCAGTGATTCACAATTCTCATGTGATAGCACTGACATAAGCCCTGTTGGGCAGGTATTTATTTCTTTTGATAAGTTAATTTAATTGTTGGTGGCTATGCTTAAAAATAACATTTTATTTATTATGTCCATGTTTCTTGTTTCATCCTCCGCTATCGCCTCAGATAATAGCGAGGCCATTTTCGCAAAAGATTACGGGAAATCTTGGGCTTTTTCTTTTGATAGAGCCGTTTTAGTTTGCGTCCCTAATGACGCTGTATTTATAAAGGATGTGATGGGGGATAAAGTATATGCATTAAATGGCAGCGCCATTGGCCTTGTTAAAAGTGGGGCGGTAGATGCATCCGAGTTAACTAATGATGTATGGATGGAAGATCCAGAATACAAAGCGGTAGGAATGAGCATTCGCGTTGATGTGAGCCCGTTTATTGATGCGGGGCTAAAATTGTGTAGGTGATTTATATGGCGATAACCAAGCTTTCCACTGGTGAGTGGCGATTAGACTTTAGGGTCAATGGCCGCAGCGGCCGACGAATTCGAAAAGTTTTTGGAACCAAAGGCGAGGCGGCCGCCTATGAACAATATATTATTTCAGAGTCAGAGCGTAAACCATGGGTTGGAGAGAAAAAAGATAGACGCCGATTAAGTGAAATCATCGAACTTTGGTATAACTTACACGGGCAAGCCTTAAGCGCAAGTAAGTCACGAATGGGTAAATTACGTATAGTATGCTCAGGACTTGGCGATCCTATAGCCTCTGAGTTTACAGCAAAAGATTTTGCACATTATCGTGATTTACGTCTTCGAGGTGAGATTTTTAATGGATATCACGAAAATAAGGATATGTGGGCAGTTAAGCCGATAACAGTAAATCGCGAGCTTAGTTATCTCAATGCTGTTTTTTGTGAGTTAAAGCGCCTTGGTGAATGGAAACTTCCCAACCCTTTGGAGGGGGTTAGGGCTTTTAAAGAAGAAGATAAGGAGATGTCTTGGCTTACTAAGGCGCAGATCTCCGAGTTACTTTTTGCGTGTGAGGCATATGGCAAAGAACACCTAACTTGCATTGTCAAGGTGTGCCTTGCCACAGGAGCGCGCTGGAGTGAGGCTGAAAGGCTAACACGCTCTCAACTGTCACCATTTAAACTTACATTTTTTAGGACGAAAGGGAAAAAAAATCGCACAGTCCCCATCCCTCGCTGGTTGTACAATGAGCTATCGTCAAGGCAAGGAGTGATGTTTAAACCCTGCTACCAAGAGTTTAAAAAAGTCTTGGCCATGACTAATATTTCGCTCCCTGAAGGGCAGAAAACTCACGTTCTCCGACACACATTTGCATCTCATTTTATGATGAATGGTGGAAATATTTTAGTATTGCAACGAATTTTAGGTCACGCCAATATACGAGAAACCATGCGTTATGCTCACTTTGCTCCAGACCATCTTGAAGAGGCTGTTACCCTTAACCCCTTAGCCGACTACAGTGTCCACAATGTGTCCACATAG